CGCCCAATCCGCCCATAAAGGCTGCACCTGCCAAGCCTAAACCAGCTGATAAAATATCGCCAAAGCCAGTTTCTTTCTGCGCTCTTTGTCCAATAACCGCAGGAGATATTTGTCCTGAAGCTGCTTGTAATATTCCTAACTGACGTAATGGGAAGTCAAGTTCTCTTTCAAACTCTCCTCTTTGCGCTTGTAATTTAGCTTGTTCTAGTGCTTGTCGTTGTGCGCCGATACCAGATAATAAACCAAGCGTACGATATTGTTCACCTAATTGACCACCTAATAAACCAGCTTGTTGTTGTCTAGCTCTTAGTTCTAAGTTTGCTTGATTGAGTGCTGCTTGTTGCCTACGAGCTGCATCAGCTTCAGCCATGCTTAATGCTTGACCAAATCCTCTGGAGCGTAAGCCAGCGATTGTTTGTGCCGCTTCTTCAGCAAATGGTCTAGTAGCTTCTGATTCTATTAAAGCAGAACGACTACCGCCAAACGCACCAGCTCTTATTGCTCTGGATTGTGCTTGTTGTTGTGCTATGTCTTGTCGTCTTTGAATATCTGCTAATGCAGGTTCTAAGACTTGTTCTGTGTAAGGATCTTGATAACGAGCTATATCGGTATCTAATAAAGATGCAGCTTGCACAGCAGGCGTACCCATAGTTGCTAATTGCGCCAAATTAGCTCTTGGATCAAGAGCCATAGTTTCAGCAAATAAACCTCTAGTTGCTTGTACAGCTTGCTGTTGATCTGGTGTTAAATCAGCAACCATTTCGCCTGTGTATGGCTGAAAGGGTAAATCAGCAGCAGCTAAACCTTTGCTGGAAGCATCTTGATAAAGACCAAGTAAATATCCAGGTACTACTGCTTCTTGTGTTGTTGCGCCTTTACTCATAATTCTTTTCTAATCATATATTCTTGTTCAAAACCAAGCCTTTTAAGTTTCCGAAGCCAACCTTTGCGACCACCACCATATAATCTTTTTATGCCAATGGCTTTAGCAAAAGTTTCGATAGAAGTTAATATTTCTTCTAACTCTTCGTATTTGCCGCCACAAAATAATAAATTCATTACTTTGTGCTGTGGAAACGTAACAATTTCAGTTATAAAAGCTGATTCTTTGCCTGGCCACAGATGGAAAAATCCATGTCTTATTTTATCTTCTATATCGGCTATTGTATAGGAATCTTGATGTTTTAAAGCAGGTTCAATAAATTGCTTACAATATTCCCAATGAATTTCCCAATCTTCTTTTTTAATCACCCTTTGCATATTCAACTAAACTGGTTATTGCCATAATTCTATTAGCATCGTTAGCAGTTAACTTAAGTATTTCACCTGCTTGTAAAACCAAATCTCTACTTAATAATTCAGCAGTTGTATTGCCTGCGACAGTAAAATCGTCATAAATGTTAAAAACATTAGAACTAGAGTCAGTCAAAGTAACGCTTAAAGTAGTTGATGAAGCATTGTTGTTATTTACTAAAATAGACTCAATAACTGCAAAATCAAAATCTGAACCAGATGGTGCAGTAAATAAAGTAGTTGCATTGGTAGTAGTCAAACTTACTTTGGCATTAGTTACTCTTTGTATATATTGACTTTTACTAGCAGGATCTATCATCTACGACCTCTAGGTTGCACATCTAATCTAATCTTACCAACTTGAAAGTCTTGCGTAACATCGCCTTCTATTTTCATCTGCACTTGTCTAGCAGAAAATCTAGCATCGGTATAACCATCAGCATTGAAAGAAAAACTACCAAAATCTGTTTCTGTACCTAATGGTGTAAAACGACCAGTAAAACTTAAAGTTATTGCTGGTAAGGTTGTAGTTTCTTCATCAGGTAAAATTTGATTTACTTGTGCAACACGATCCCCATTACCTATTTCCAATGGGCCTGTAAGACAAAAAGGTTTTCTTGTGCCTAATCCTGGTGAATTAAACAAAGCTCTTTTGTCGTGTTCATAAACAAAGCCACTAGAATCACAAGCTATTGGATTGCTAAAGACACCTTGATCTATCCAACAACCTCTATCGAGTTCACCAATAGACCAAACATTATCTAAGTAATTCCAAATAATATATTTGTTTGGCGTTAGTTGATCTACATCTCCTACTGGGAAAAACCACCAGATTTCGTTGTAGTCGATGTTGTGTGCGCCAAAAGTAGCTTGTTGAGTGTTTTGTTGTAAGTTGTCAAAGATAAAATCATGGACATCTGATTTAAGTTCTCTAACTCTACCATCGTAAGTAAAGAAAGAGTTTTCACTTATCCATGATAAGAAGCCACCAGAAGATATAATTGATCTTGGACTGATTGCTTTACAATTTACTCCAGCATCTTGTATGCCATAAACAAACGGACTACCTGTGTAGTACAGCTTGTTTATACCAACATCGGTAAAAATAATAATATCGTTACCAAACTTGACTGCGTAATTTGCTTGACCGCCTGTGGCTATTTGTAAATCACCAGCAGTATTTCTAGCAGAAGATGTCCAAGTAGTATTATCTTCTCTATCAGACCAGGCTATCTTTCGAGGATCGCCACCAGAACCTATAGCTATCAAATGTCTTTCATTACTGACAATAACTGCTTGACACCCAGTTGGTGCATTAGTTACTGCGGTAGCTATAGTATCTGGACTGCCACTACCAGCATCAGGTCGCCATTGATATATCTTGCCATCGCCTGCAAAACAAAATATTAAGTGTTCCCCCCAGTTAGCAAACGAAAAACTTTTGGTATCAAAGTTTATTCCAGAGGTGCTTCTAGCATCTCCCCAATCTTCTACACCATAATGAAAAGCACCATAACCAGTTGAAGTAATAACATCATCGCCAATAAAACCAGAGGGCGTAATGTCATACCAAACATTATTATATAAAACATTTATTCCAGCTCTAGTACCAATAGCTAAGACTTCTTCACCATCATTGGTTTTATAAGAATACATACCTATTGGAACTGCTGGCTGTATAACTCTTGATGCAGCAGAGGTTGCAGCAGATGTACCAGTACCAGTTGTAGCGACAGTAAATGTCGTGGTTGAAGGTACAGTTGCTACTGTAAAAGTTGTGTTGATTTGATTAGCAGTAATACCGCCTGTAGCTGCAAAATCTTCTAAAACTACTGTATCGCCAACAAGTAAGTTATGTACCACAGTTGTAGTTACAGTTATGTTGGTACTTGATGAAGCAGTTGTGACTGTGCCACTAAAAAATGTACCGACTGGATTTTGTCTAAAAAATGTCCAACCACCCAAAGGTTTTAAATAACCATTCTCAAAACGTACTAAATCACCATCAACAAAACGACCTTTGTTGGCATAGTCTGTACCATTTTTTATTATTCCTGCTGGAGGTGTTATTTGTACTAACGCCATGACTTATCTCTAAAGTTAAGCCGTTCTTTTCCACATATAAACGACTATATAAGGTTGTAAAATATTATGAGCTGAACCGCTACCTGTTGAACTTGTTGTTTTGGTAAGACCACCAGACTGAACACTCATAGCAGGCGTTCCACCAAAAGCATCACCTTGAGCAGTAAAGTTAATAGTGTGTGTGTGTGCTGGTAATTCACTAACACTTAAAGTATGGGTTTTAGCACCGCCTGTTTCTTCTGCGGTATCAAAATCTGAATCAGAAGAATCTATACCTACAGGTACTTTACCAGCGCCAAATGCTGTCCAACTGCCAAAACCTAATAAAGTTCCAGGATTAGTGCTGTTTGTTGCATTAATATAAATAGAACCTATTGGATATATTTTTTCAAAAATATTCGTGCCATTTACTTGAACTTGTCCACCTGTAGTATTGATGTGTGATGAAGCAGTTACAGTTGTAGCTGCAACTGTAGAAGCAGAACTAGCGCCAATCGCTGTGCCATCTATTGCACCGCCATTAATATCTACTGTAGTTAAAGTAGAAGTTCCAGCGCAAGTAATACTAGCTAATGTTGCTGTGCTAGAAGAACTAAGCGTAGTAAAAGCTCCTGTAGAAGCTGTGCTTGCACCAATCGTAGTGTTGTCAATCGCACCACCCTCACAATCAATCGTGCCATTTACATCTAATGTACCGCCAACTGTAAGAGTTTTACCAGAGCCTACATTAAGGCCTACTGACGTACCATCACCAGCAGAGTTAAAAATACCATCGACAGCATCAAGATCTGTATTGATTTTGCCACCCCAAGTATTTGTAGAAGCTCCTACCTCTGGTTTGGTTAAATTTAAATTAGTAGTAAATGTATCTGCCATAATCAGAAATTATATATTATTTTAACCGCCTATAGTTTTTGTTTGCACTACAGGATTTATTAACTCATCAATCTGAGCATCAAGATTAGATTTCATTTCTGTAATCTTATCTGCACCCATAGCAGCTTCAACCCAACCTTGCACATCACTTGTAGTTAAATCTGCAAAAGCAGTAAAGTCTGATAAGTCAGAAGTATCTAAAGATTGTGTACCATATACTGAAGCAGATTCATCATTAGCATCATCTTCAGCATTTAAGCGCCAATGAACATTAAAGACAGTATCAGCGTTGCCGTCTATTTCTTTAACATCTACAGTTTTGACATCCCATGTATAGTTAATTGCCATTTTTTACCTCGTTAATTTGTTGTTGTAAATCTTCTATTATAGCTTGTTGTTCTTGGATTGCTTTTGTTAATAAAGGCACTAATTTGCTTTGATCTATGTATTGATAATCAGGATTGCCATTGTCATCAACAGCATCTTTTTCACCTGTAATAGCTTCTGGAACAATATCTGAAACTTCATGTGCTAAAAATCCATCAACTGTTGTATCTGCATCAGATATAAAATTAAATCTAGCTGGTTTAAGTTGTGCAACTCTTGATAGAGCATCAAATTGATAATTAACATTTTCTTTTAATCTGTAATCAGAACTTGTATTAAATGAAGTTCCTGTTGTTGTTATGCTTATATTTCCAACAGGAGATGATATACCACCACGAAGAAAACTAACTATACCGCCATTACTACCTGCTCTCATTAAATAAAGAACAGTAAGATTATTATTTGCAACGTGTAATGAACCTGAACCAGCATTATTTGAACCTGTAGTAAAAGCAGTAGTTTGTCCAATAACTGCTTCACCAAAAGGAGTAATTCTCATTCTTTCTGAACTTGCCGTAGCAAAAAGCATATTTGCAGATTCTCTTTGCCAAAATCCTGACGTTGTAGAATTAGAAAATATAGTCATACCGTCAGAAGCTGTAGAACCTGTTGCACTATTTGTCATGTGTATTTGCACATCACTAGTAGATGCTCTATGAACCTGTAAAGGTTGTCTAACTATACTTGAAACTCCGATACCGACATTACCATCAGCATCAATTTTCATTCTTTCTGCTGTAGATGAATTTGCTGTTTTAGTTTCAAAAATTATTTCTGAGTTTAAAGTATTTGTGGTCTGGTCTGCACCTGCTGTAATTTTTAAATCATTTCCACCTGTGCCTGTAGCCTCTATTCTATGTCTTACAGCACCACCATCTGTTCTAAATTCTATTAATGCTGATTCTTCCCCACTATCATTATCACTATCGCCTTCTAAAATTAGTCTAGCTTCTCCTGTTGCTGAAATGTGTAAGTCACTTGCAGGACTTGTAGTACCAATTCCAACATTTCCAGAAGAAGTAATTCTCATTCTTTCTGTATCGTCTGTCCAGAATCCCATATCTTTAGTATTGTTATAAGCTATGTAACCTGCGTCTCCTCCTACTTGATCTGCTGCATTTAGTTCTATATAGACAGCATTTCCTGTACTAGCAAATTTAGCTACTGTGGCTGCAGAGCCTTTTACATGAAACAATCTGTCAGGACTTGTAGTACCAATACCAACATTTTCACTACTATCAATAGTGATTGCAGTAGCATCAGCATTATCGTCTATACCTTGAGAAGTAAAAGCACCGCCTACAGTTAGATCAGATGGTGTAGTCAATGCACCACTTAACTTAGCAGAAGTTACTGTGCTATCAGCAAGCGTAGTTGCTAAAGCAATATTACCTGTACCATCAAAAGAAACTGCACTAGCAGTAACATTACCAGTTAAAGAAAAATTTCTACCTGTAGCTAAAGCAGTTGCAGTAGCCGCGTTGCCTGTAGTGCTTTGATTTAAAGTACCAACAGTTGCAGTTAAAGTACCGCTAGCTAAATTTGTTAAAGTAACATTTCCAGAAAGATCGCCACCTAATGTTATGACTGGTGACTTATTTATAGTAACCGCAGATGCTATATCTCCACCATCAATATTTAGTGAAACTGCTGTTCCTGTTGCGCTAAAT